CAAGAAGCGCATTCGTCGGACAAGTGATATCTTTTCCAATTTCGATATACTTATGCCAATAGAAAAGGCCCAAGTCTTTGAAGTTGTCCCAAAGTTTGAATTCAATGCGGCAATCTTCAAACAAATTCCAAAGACGAAACGGCAAGCCGTCCTTTTTGAGCATGGCAAAAAACTTCTTGCCGCGCGGCGAGTATAAAGCATGGCCAATTTCGTGCCGGTATATTTGCTTAATAGCATGGACAAGCGCCTTTGGGTTTTTCCAAACTTTGCCAAGCATGGTTTCGACGCCGGCAAAAAACGTGATGCGATTTGCGCCGGCCTTAAAGGACCAACAAGCAGTTCCTGAACCTTCTTTGACCTCTGTTCGGAAAGGTTCGGAAAGAATCATTCTAGCACGCCATAAAATGCCGCCTTTTCGCGTCTTCGTTGTCCGACCATTGACGGACCGGTGCGCCGACCGGACGGCCGCATGTAGTGTCAAGTAAGCTTTGGTTTTCATACAAGCGACCTTTCTATTTTCGCGAAGTTCTCAAAGATTTTTTGACTTGCCGCGTTTGAATCCTTGGTCGTGTCGCCTGTGTCCATGTCCCAAGCGGCGCAATGGTCCGGTGTAACTTTTCCCAACTCTTTGGCAATTTGGAAAAGGTCCGCGCCGGCGGTAATGATTGCCTGTTCTAGGCATCTAAAATCCCAACTTTCAAACAACGCGCCTTTTTTGACTTGGTCCCGACTTTCCGACATAGCACGTGCGAAAGCGTCGGAAAAAACTTCCAAACGGCCCGCGCTTGTTTTGTCCGAATTTTCGACGCCGTAGGAAAGCAAAATTGCCTTGCAAATTGCCTTTGCCATTGATTCGGAAAAGTCGATTCGGTGCTTTCTAAATCTTGACCAAAAGGCCCGAACCGGTGCTTCGGCCGTCAAGTTTGCGCCGCAAATGATGTGCAAAAACTTTGCCTTGCAAGTAATCGTTTCAAGGACGCCGCCGACGCTTTTCTTTGTTGTCAGTTGGTAGTGCAAAGCGCCGTCTTTTTTGATACCGGTCAAGAAGGTCAGCAAAAAGGCTTGCGTGTCTTCGCGCCAACGTAGGCATTCGTCAAAGAATAACAGAACCGACTTTTCCTTGCCGGCCGCGCGGACCGCTTGCGTCAATAGGCCGTCGACATTTAAAAAGCCGCCTTTGTCGTTGTCCGGTGTTGCGCCGCCTATTAAAGAATCCAATTCGTCAATTGATTTAGAACAATTGTGCTCAAGGAATAAGTCATATTCGCGCGACATTTCGCGGACCGCATGTGATTTGCCAAAAGACGGCGGGGACAATAGCATAAGCTTTGTCTCGTTGTCTTCGCCGGCCTTATAATATTTGACGCATTCGGAAACGATAGGGTTTCCGGACGAAGCGCCGGCAATGGTTTTTAAGCGCTTTGAAACCTTCGGGTTGGCCATTGCGTCCCGAATGATTGTTTCGACGTCATTTACACGCCGCGAAACCTTTTCAATAGTGCCGGCAATCTCTTTTTTGATTTCGTCCATATCATAAGAAGGGGCCGCGCCGGTCGCGCCGGTCGCGCCTTCGTCTTCGTCTTTTAGCGCGGCTTCTATCCATTCAAGACATTCGTCTTTTTTTAGGTGCTTTGTTTCGGCGCTTTTCATGCCGGTTATTTTTCCGTCTCTTATTAGCAAACGCATAAAGGCCCGAAGCTCGAGCGCGTCCATGTCTTTTATTACTTTGTCCATATTGTTATTTGATTTGATTTTTTTTGATTTTGAAAGGTCCCGCGAGTCGGGTCCCGTCCGGACATTGGACAAAATAGCGCGGGCCGGCAAGTTTTTTGTTTTTGGGTTCGGCCTTTAATTTCGTGCTATTTTAAAAGCCGAAATTTTACTGGTCCAAGCCTGGTCCAGGGCCTGGTGCTGCCTGGTGCTATTTGCTGCTATTTGCTGCTATTTGCTGGCGCTGCCTGGCACATTGGGCGGTTCGTTGAGTAATTTCTAGGCGGTTTATTGAGCTGTCAATGTATCCATTTTTATAAATGAATACATTTACTTAGGCGGTTCGTTGAGTAATTTTGTTGACATCTTTAGGATAACAGGCATAACACGACAAATGAGTAGCAAAAAGTTTTACTTCGATCAGGCGGTTGCACAGCATTGTGGCCTGAAAGAAGCCGTGCTATACGAGTATATTAGATTCTGGTGTGAAAAGAATAAAAAAGCAGGGCGGAACTACAATGATGGACACCACTGGACTTACGGAAGTGCCAATACCTTGGCGGGTCAATTCCCCTTTTTTACACCCAAGCAAATATGGCTAGGGATTCGATCCCTTGAGCAAAACGGCTATATAATTACTGGGCGGTTTAATAAAAAAAACTACGACAGAACTAAATGGTATCGTATTTCAAATAAAAAGCTTGTTCCCTAATGGGAAAACCTATACCATTTATTATATAATAATAATTATATAAAGTCTTATATTCTACATTAACTAATACTACACTAACTAATATACCAATGCACATATACGATTACTCAGACGAACAAGAACCTAAATTATCAGACATCCAATCGGTCACTAAAATTAGAGACATGAAGTGGATGTATCCAAGTGTAACTACAATACTTGGAATCATTCCAAATACGTTTATAGATATTTGGAAAGTTAAACGAGCAATAGAACTTAAAGGTAATAATCCAGAGCTAGATTACGAGGAGATTGTCCAGATCATGTGGGGTCAACCAATATGTCCCGCCATCGGAAAGAAAATAGCATCGTCGGATTTCGGGACTGCGGGTCACGACAGAGTGGAGAAGTTAATTAATGCTCATCTTGATGGTGTAGAATTAGAACCAGATCCTTATGATGAGTTTGCTAAACCAGTTGTTGAATACATTTTGGACAACGACTTTAAGCCAGTTGCTACCGAAGAACTATTGTGTTGCCATGATATGAAAATAGCGGGGCGTTTAGATTTGGTTGCAATGAAAGAGGGCAGAATATGTTTATTTGATTATAAATTTAGAGATTTAGTAGGCAAAGATTCAGGCAAATTTTATGATAAAGACTGTTACCAGTTAGCTATTGAATCTTATATGTTTATGAAGAGCAACGACTTAACATATAAACCGGATATATATTCTGTTTGTATTTGTAACTCAACCGGGCGAGTTTTTGTGAAAAAATGGACTCAAATGATGCTTGACAGGGGTATTTTCAAGGCCCAAGCTGCTCGAGATTTTTACTTCAAAGAAAACCTATTAATGGAACATTTAATATGAAAATAAATACAAAAGACACAGATATAAATAACATAATGCAGGCGGTATCGTTTGCATTAGTAAACGCAAGAGAGCACAAGACTGGCTCTTTTTGGGGAGTCAACGAAGACTCTTGGAGAAATCATCTAGAAGATTTAGCTCGAATTAAACTAGAGTTAAAGACTGGAGCAGAAGTTATATTAAAAAATAGCGAATGAACTACGAAGATTATAAAATCGAAACAGCAAAAGTAAGAATTGATCTTTTGCGGGACGAAAGCCTATACACATCTCATCGTATCGAGATGTTATCTGAGAAAAGAAAAAACATAAACGAAGAAATAAAAAGCTTGAAACTTTTTATAGAAGAGAAGGAAATGGCTAAACATGAATCAACAACAACGTAAATGGATCGAGGACGATATATACGACCTCATAGCAGAAGTTAAGATAGCTGAAAAAAGCTTAAACGAACTTCTTTGTAATATTGGAACTCTTCTTAGTGTAGTGCATGGAGAAGTTGGTGCGAATGATACCTTAAATAAACTAATTAAAAAAATTGAAGATGAAAAAGCTAAACTTAATAAATAACTGTTTGATGTATTCTTTGATAGCATTGATGCAAATTCTATGGATACCGATTGCCGCATCTGGCTTTGTCTGTTGGTGTCTCTCTGCTATTATTGAAATGGCCCACATTGAATTATGCGGGGTTGCATATGCAATGAGAAAGAGAATCAAGTGATGTATCTCAAGCACAATGAAATAGCACAGTTTCGTGAGGATTTTACTCCTGAAGAATGCCCGGTGCTATTAAGAGAAAGTAACGATTGGTGTTTGGATCACGACCATCAGACTGGTTTAGTCCGAGGCGTTTTATCTAGAGAGGGAAACTCTCTGCTAGGTAAGGTCGAAAACTTTTATCTTAATATGTGCCGAGGCAAGAAATCGGATCTACCTATAGTGCTACGTGCTATGGCTGATTACCTAGACTTCCCTGCTATGAATGTTATGCACCCCGTGGGATTAACACAGCTCGTAAAAAGATTCGGAAGGGACTTGACAGCTAGTGAACAAGTGGACAAGTTAAAGAGTCTTGGGGCTGATAAAGAAAATCTTGATGCCTGCAAGAACGAAAAAACAAGGAAACTGTATTATAGGCAACTATTGATACAATCATACAATAATCAAAATAATGAGTGACGAAATAATTAAGCTTACTAAAAAGCTACAGAGGATACAATGTAACCTCAAGGCCCCTAAAGGTCAGAAAAATAAGTTTGGCAACTACAACTATCGTAGTGCCGAAGATATACTAGAGGCTATGAAGCCCCTATTGGAAGAAAACAATGTTACCATACTTTGCTCCGACAGGATCGAAATGCGCGGTGACTTTATGTTTAATGTTACTACTGCAATCTTATTGGACTGCGACAGCGATCAGCAAATTGCGGCAGAGAACTGGGCTATGCACAGCGAATCCAAGAAAGGTATGGACTCCGCACAGATATCAGGGTCTACGGCATCATACAGTCTCAAGCGAGCGTTAGGTAATTTATTTGCTATTGACAATGAGCAAGATGCTGATGCTACTAACAAGCACGGATCTTCTAATTCAGCTCCAGACCCATCATTGCGCCTAAAGGCTATACAAGGCACAAAGACTATAGAAGATCTCATATCAATTTGGAAAGCTATTCCAAAAGAAATAGCAGCTATGCCGCAAGTTATAGCAGCTAAAGACAAACAAAAACAAAAACTAGAAAACAAATAATATGTCAAAACTGCTATCACTAAAAATAAACCTAGATAAGATCGACAAGAGCAAACTATACAAGGGCTCCAAAGGAACTTATTTAGACCTAGATGTTTGGATCAACGATGAGCCTGACAACTACGACAACGACGCTTCTGCAAGCCTCAACCTATCTAAGGAAGAGCGTGAGTCAGGTGCTAAGAAAGTTTACGTCGGCAATGGCAAGAAGCTATTTGGTTGGGGTTCTAGCAAGGGCTCTACCTCAAATGTCGATATAGATTCTGCGGCAATGCCGTTTTAATTTGCCTCAGTGTAAGTCCTCTCCTGTTTTAGATTCAGGGTTAAACCTTCATGCTATCGCTAAAGCAGGAGGGGCATCTTAACAAAAACTTATTATGAATAGATTATTTTGGGATATAGAAACAAGTCCGAACCTCGCATATATTTGGAGACCGGGTTATAAGGTTAGTTTGTCTCATGATAATATTTTTAAAGAACGTGCTATTATTTGCATCTGCTACAAGTGGGAAAAAGAGAATAAAGTCCACACACTTGTATGGGACGAAGGATGTGATATAAAACTCTGCAAGGATTTTATGACAGTTATGGAGCAGGCTGACGAAATGGTAGCCCATAACGGAGATAGGTTCGATATGAAGTGGTTCCGTGCTAGATGCTTAAAGCACGACATAGGTGTCCCTAAGGATGTAACTACTGTGGATACTTTGAAGCTGTCCCGGTCTAAGTTTGAGCTTAACTCTCATCGCTTGGACTACATAGCAAAATTTTTACTAGGATACGGAAAGATTGATACGAGCTTCGGACTATGGAAAGGTATAGTTCTGGACGGCTGTGAGAAATCAATGTCTCACATGGTTAAATACTGTAAACGAGATGTAAAAATCCTTCAGGAGGTTTACGAGTATATAGTTAAATACACAAAGATGAAGACCCACGTTGGGGTTCTTGAGGGCCAGGATGGTTGGACTTGTCCTTCTTGTGGTTCTAGCCACGTAATTAGAGACGGCAAAAGGATCGGAGCAACTGGCGTATCTCGCCAAAGAATGCAGTGTCAGGACTGCGGTCATAAGTATCTCATTTCTCAGGCTAACACCAAGAAATACGTGGAACATATTTTAGATAAGAAAGAGAAAGAAAACCAAATCAAAAGAAAAACAAAAAATAATGGCAAAAAAAATAACAAAAAAGGAGGCAACAATTCACGCTAATGTTGAAGCGGAGAGAATTGTTTTAGGATGTTGCTTATACCCCGACAAAGACAGAGCAGTTGAGGCTTATGATGACATAATACAAATTGTTAACGATAACGATTTTTACGACCGATCGAACCAAATATTTTTTTCTGCCATTAAAGAGCTCCACAACAAGGGAGAGGATGTAAATGATATTAGTTTGTATGAGCTGCTACGAAAGAAGAACCTAGTTGATGAAGTGGGTGGAATGCCTGCTATTTTTGCTATCTCCGATTTATGTGAAAGCACTATGCAAGCGAAGTCAGCAGCTAAAATAGTCAGAGAGCGTAGCAACGCCAGGAAGATAGTTCGCAGTTCCAAACTTGCGATAGAGAAGATTGATTCAGGTGCTGATGCCGACGAAGCTAAGGCTTATGTCGAAGCTGAGGTAGCTAAGATAGATGGGTTTCAGGATGATGATGTATCTCTGGGCAATGTAGGCTCTGAGTTCATTAATCAGATACAGTCAATGCGGGATGGGACATACGCCCCGGTGCGGATTCCTACTGGCATAGCTTCTCTTGATGCTAAGCTTCCAGAGGGTGGCATCGGCAAGGGTGAGGTAATGGTTATCTCTGCGCCAACGTCCTGCGGTAAATCTCAGCTTGCTTTGAATGTAGCACTGCGATTAGCCATACGGGACAAGAAGGGTGTAGCACTGTTTTCTCTTGAGATGCCTCCTGAGCAGGTCTTTAAACGTATGGTGCAAATATCATCGTGCTGTAACATCGAGGAAGCAAACCAGAGCCTAGACAAGGAAGCGGCATTCAAGCCCATCGTAGAGGCTACTGAGAAGATTGAGAAGTCGCCTATATATATCTATAATCACATTAGGAATATGCACGACCTGAGAGCTAAATGCAGGAACCTAAAGAGAAAGCATGATATATCTATGGTGGTCATAGATTATCTACAGCTTATCCCTTGGGACGGCAAGATGCAGAAGCACGACGGAATAGCAGAGGTAAGCCACGGAATCAAGCAGATGGCTATGGAGCTTAATGTTCCAGTAATACTACTAGCTCAGGTAAATAGAGAGGGTGCGAAGAGAGGTAAACTATCTATATACGACCTCAAGGACTCGGGTGACATCGAGAATGATGCTGACGTTATCCTGATGATGTGGCCCACTTGTTTTGATATGGCTAAGAGTAAAAAACTTGACAAAGCAGGTAAGCCGTATATTGATTTATCATACAGTCTTGTTAAGAACCGAGAGGGTGAACGAGACGTTGTTGACAAATTTATATTTGATAATTCAGTGGGCAGAATTTATTAATTTACTGGGAGAGGGGTAGCGGTAACGCCCCCACGGAGGGTTTAGATTATTTATACTCCGCTTTGATCTCCCTACTTTTTTCTTTGAACAGATACAAGATTACTTACGTAAACTTTGACATGAAGGACGGTCAGAGTTCTGTTGCATCGAAGTGGGCGCACGATGAGAAGTCCGCAGTCAGGCTCCTTCTTGCTAAGAACCCAGATAAAAACGGGTATTGTGTGTTTAAGAGAGGAGGAAGCGGCAGGATTCTTAATGTAGAACAAGCTAGTTTCCTTGCTGTTGAGCCGGTGCGTTCATCTCCCCGCGACTAACAGCAGCTTGATCTTGCTCCATAGCTAGATTACCAAGGTTGGCTAATTCTTCTTGTAAATATACAGCCAGTTCTGGATGGTCTCTTGAATACAAAGCCAAAGCTTTTAAGCCTTCTTCCGTAGCCATGAAAAGTGGCAGCCACTGTCTAAACACAAGCGCAGCTTCTTGTGGCGTTTTTCTTGTCAGTAATTCTTTTAGCCCGGGTGTAGCAGCAAATCTTCCAAACAGGTATCTTCCCACATCTGGCAATAAGTCTCCTACCACTAATGTTGTTTGCATACCCCCGGAACCAGGTGAGATAACGGGTCTGATTCCAGGTAATTTTTTTGCTTCAGCCGTGCTATATTTTGCTACGGTTGCTATTTCTTCCATTGTTTCAACCCATTCTTTGCCCAAAACTTCCGTGGCAACTTTTCGGATCTTAACATCTTTAAGTTTTGTCATCAGAATATCAGGGTCAAACAAAGGTTTACCCTGGCTAGTAACGGGATAGCTCACCTTAGAAGGTCTGGCTAATTCTACTATTTCCGTAGATAGTTTATTTTTCAACGTGGCTAAACCAAACTCAGGTGATGACTCTTGTATGACCTTTACAAGTGATGATATTTCATCGGAAGAGTAATTGAGCAAAGAACCAATAGCTTCGGTAGCATCTTCTGCCGACATAGTTCCTTGTTTTTTAACTATAGCCTGAAACAGCTTGTTTTGCTCTTGCGCTGCTAGTTTAGCAGCAGCTTCAATTTTTCTTTCTGCTATTTTTTGAGCGTTTTTTGCTTGGGTTGGTGTCCCTAGTGTGAGTATTTCCCTAAAAATATCATCTTCTACCTCGATAATTTTGCCCGAGGACTTAGCTAATTCGTTTAATCTATCTATTGCTTTTACTTTAAGCTCCCAGTTTCTAGGAAATAGCACACTCATAATGTCATTATTAACATTAACGCTCATTCCTTTTCCCAATTTAACTGTTCCGTTAAGACCAATTTCAGCTAGATAAGCTGATCTAAGTGCATCTAGAGCTTCTGACTTAGTAATACCTCCAGCGCCTGAGTTTTCTGGCAAGGCTTTTAAAACTTCTCTGACCGTTTTGGGATTAGAAAGCACTCTTTTAAGCACAGCTTCACCTCCCATAACCGCATATGTTTCACCTGGGATGCTTCCATACCCGCTACCAAAATCTGGTTTTATAAGGGGCTTTACATCTGATCTAATAAACTGTCCGTATTTACCTCTATAAAACTTGTTGGCTTCATTTAAAGCTTTTTGTGTTTCCGTGCCTTTCAGGGCTTTGTCCCGAACTCCAGTGAGTTCTTTACGCATAATCCTAGCAAATCCAGCAGTGCTTTTGACAGCTTTAATGTCTCCAAAATCTGCTCTTTCTGCATATTTTTTAATCATATCATCTAACTGCTTGTAAGACATAGTCTTAACAGCTTTAAAGTCTTTCATGCCACCCTTGAACTCCAAGGGAAGCTTGTCTTTTAATGCTTTTAATACAGCTTCATCGGAGAGACCAGTCTTCTCCATAGCCGTAGCAAAAGCTCTAGCAGCGTCTAAATCTATTTCATCTAACCCGGATCCGCCTTTAGCTATAGCTCGCCTCATGGCCCTCAGAACGGAATTTACGTCGTAGAAAATGCCCTCATCGGTTGCCTTGGCGGTTACATTATCGAACAATTCTCTCTTTGTCTTTTGAGCAGCATTAAATGCGTTTTGTAACCCTCCTTGTATTTTATCACCCGTTGGTCTGCGACGAAACAAACGCTCGGATCCACCTATTCTTTTTAATTTAGTCTGCAATATTTGTTGAACTGAGCCTGCTAATTGTGGGTCAATAGCTGTTAGGTCATCGCTTAACCTTGTAAGCTGTTCTGTTAATCTATCTCGAGTAACCTGCACTACTTCTTGTATCGGTCTGGGAGAACCACCATTAAGTGCGTTTAACATACCATCCAGCTCATCAATGTTGTTTTGATATATTCTTCTAATAGCAGCACTATTAGCACTGGCTCTTTTTTCGGCAGCAGCACCTGCCCTGCTACTCAATCCACCAAGACCAGCCTGCAAATTTGGAACTAACTCAGTCCCGTCATCCAGAACTTGGGTGAATGTCGTCCTCAAGTTCTGCATACTGGTTCTAAGTCCTTGTGCAGAGAGGTCTGCACCTTGCCCTGCAAACCCACTCAACCACTGACCGCCTCGAATCGTTGCCATTTCAGGGACAAAAGCAAGAGCTGCTTCGGTTGCGCGTCGTTTTATAATTTCACCAGCATCTGGCACGGTATAGTCCATTGCCGCCACTATGCTATCCTGAGCTCCCCCAGCCAAAAAGTATGATCCCGCAGAAATAGCAGCAAGTTTAGCAGAAGATCCCCACCCAGCTGTAGCAAGAGGTGCTGACAACGCAGGAGCTTTTGTTACTACAGCAGCTGATACAATTATAGGAATAGCAGCCGTAGCACCAAATTCGGTAATGTCACCGAAATCTAAGCCTACTTCGTTTACAAATTTATATTTGGCATCCTTACCTTCTCCGCCAGTTTTTAACATTAATCTGTATTTGCCGTCAACTGGAACTGCTTGGACGTTATCATAGCCATACTCGGATCTTAAATACTCGAGCTTTTGACCAGGTGTTGGTCTCATTCCAAGCTTTCCTCTGTCAAAATCACTAATTCCGCTAGTAGCATCAATATTTGATATTGGAACACGTAACTGTAATGCCGTATTTCGTTCTATTTTGCGAGCTATCTTGTCTGTGTCTAGCTTAGCACCGCTTGAATCATATTTATACGATCCATCCATCAAACTCTGACTAGCTTGTATGATAGATGATCCTATGAGCTCATTAGCCAACTGTTGTGTTGGTGCTTCTGTGCCAAAGTATTCAATAGTATCACCAGTTACGGGATCTGTAAGATTTAACATATTACTTAGTTTGAGAGTTTTGCATCAAATCGCGAGTCCGTTGCTCAACATATTGCTCATCGGTATAATCTGGAATCATATTAAAAAACCGAAGAACGCTTCCTGATCCTATACCAAGCGGGCCGTCGCCCATACCTGGTATTTTAACACTCGTAAAAGGTATTCTAACGCCTGATGCGTTTTGCAAACCAGAATCCATTCCCCGATTCATATCCCGACCAGTAAACTCAGCCCTATCTCGCGTCTTAGCTTGATCGGATTCTTGTATATTTTGTTGTTGTGTTGGACTCGGCTGTGTGGCACTTGCAGTATAGCTTTGAGGCATTTCAATCGTGTCAGCATAACTTCCAGTTCTGGCTGCTGTTGCCATTCCTGCTGTGGTTTCCCTCTCGTAAGTATTTATATCCTTTAGGATATTTCCCATCTGCCTAGCCGATACCCCAGAAATTGAATTAACTGCCGATAAACCATACTGATTTACCATAGATTGATAAGTGTTATATGCTGTTCTGTTTCTATCGTATATGTATCTTTCAGTAGCTTCTCTAAGCTGTTGGCTAGGAAGATCTTGAGATATAGTATTGTTTGATTCTATAAGGGATGTAAACTCAACAACGGAAACTTGTCCCAGTCCAGTAGCACCCTGCGTTGAAGCTTCCTTGAGCTCCACAATAGTATTAAGCGCAGAGTCAGATCTAAGTTGTGAGATAGCTTTTGCAACTTCTACAGCAGAAGCACCATCAGGAATAAAATCTAAACCAATTTTACCTTGAACTTTTCCCCAAAATCCACTTACGCCACCAGCTGGAGCTTCCAACAAGTTAGCGTAAATACGCTCAGCAGCGTCGTGCATATTTGAAGTATCCTGCAACAAGCTCACAAATCCTGATGACTCTGATTTCCAAGATTTAGCAAAATCTTCTTTTCTTTTTCTTTCTTCTTCGGATGTAATAGGAACATAGACTTCACCTCGGTCAGCAGCTGACGTTGCTATTTTATCCGCGTCAGATGGGTCTACTCCTGCTGCAACAAGTTCGGATGTATATTGTTTATATGTCGGCAAGATCTGTATATTGCCATCGCCATAAACATATTTTGCTTCGGCTTGGGCGAGCTCTTGATTTGCTTGAACTCTTTGAGTTGCTTGTGCCACACTTACGCCTTTTTCTTGGACTATAGCATCGACCTCAGCAGGGTTTACAACCTGAGGATCAGCCGTAACCACTTCGCCTTCTGAGTTTGTAAATACAGGCGCATTAGGGTCAGCTTGGGTCGATACGGGTGCTACCTCTGGTGTCGCCACGGGAGCCGTTACAGGGGCTTGTGGAGCCACTACGGGTGCTTGTGCTGTAGTAGCAGGAGCACCTTGAGGAATCATTGCTCCAGCTACAGGTCTGACCATCGGATCACTCGGGTCAGTCGCATTAATAGCAGCAGTTGGAGGGGCTACGGGAGAACCACCAGCAACATTTACATTCGAGCCGGGTGCGCCACCTGTAACCCCAGAGATTGCTTGAGCTAGTTTTTGCTCGGGACTTATGCCTCCAGACCCACCCAGAGCGTTCATTTGGGCTGTCGCTAGATCTTTTTGAGCTACGTTTGCATCTCTACCAGCATTATATTGATCTATTTTAGCTGTAGTTAAATCATTGTTAAGTTGATTGTCCTCTGTTGCCTGTTTTAATCCTATCTGCTTTTGAATAGAACCTAAATAAGCTGATATAACAGAGTTATCCTCTAGCGTAGCACGGCCCTGAGTAGCTTTTTTATAAGCACTTTGTATGCGAGGTGGAGCTTTATCTAAAGCATTTAGAAGGCTTTCATTTTGACTTACAGCACCCATCCACGACGCTTGAGCATCCGCAGAAGCTCTATTGTTCATTGTCACTTCAGCCAAAGAAGCTCGAATACGAGCATTTTTTTCCTTACTTGCTTGTAACTCTACATCTTGACCGCGAATGACTGCTGCCGTTAATTTACTATAATCCGCAGAAGCTACCTGTGGATTTATCATTGCTTGATTTACTTGAACCATAATCTATTACCTGCCTTTTTAATTTTATCGAAAAATATTTCCAAAGATGTCGAATATACCTGCTACAGTGTTTACGGTAGCATCAACAGCAGTTCCGACGACGTTACCACCGATTTCAATACCAGCTCCTAGTAGGTCTGATCCTACATCAAAAGCACCTCCTACAAAATCTGCCTCTGCTCCAACGACATCACCTGCGATTCCTACAGCTCCTGAACCCAAAGTTCCGAGACCGCTCAATAAACCGCCATTGCTAGTGCCATTAGTAGTGCCAGTAGTTTGAGGTGTTGTGATGTAAGGAGTATTAAAACCATTGCCAGTGCTAGCAGTTGAATTTCCATATGTGTCTGTTGCAAACGGGTTTGAATTTCCAGAGGTTATATTTCCATTTATGTCTGTTGC